GAGTAACAAGACGAAAAGACAAGAGCTTAAAGATTTCTTTTATTACAAGCCTAGAGCAAAGCAGTAGCGAATTAATGGAAGTTGATAAGCTACTAGACAGCTCTGGAGTATTATACTTTAAACAAAGCTCAGGACTTTCTACAGATGAAATAACTCAAATTGATAAAGTAGTACTGGATAAACCAAACGGAAAGACTCAAAGCGAAAGGCTAAGAAATGTTTTGTATATTTACTGCAAACAGAAGATAGGTAAAGAGCCAACTAAAGAACAGTTTGCGGAGTTCTACCAAAAGTACACAGAAAAGTATATCACTTACATTAAAGACCAGTTAAATGATTAAAGAGAAACATAGATTTAATTACGAATGGACTTTAAAAGACGCTAACTTTACAAAAGACAAAGGAACTGTTTTTAGTTGTTTCGCTTGTGGAGGAGGTTCTACAATGGGTTACAAGTTAGCAGGCTTTGATGTATTAGGATGCAATGAGATAGACCCTAAAATGATAGAAGCATATAAAACAAATCATAATCCAAAATATGCTTACTTAGAACCTATCCAAACTTTTAAGCTCCGTAAAGATTTACCAAAAGAATTATACAACTTAGATATTTTAGACGGATCTCCACCTTGCTCCAGTTTTTCAATGGCTGGAAATCGTGAGAAAGACTGGGGGAAAGAAAAGAAGTTTAGAGAAGGTCAAGCTGAACAAGTTTTAGATAATCTATTTTTTGACTTTATAGACTTAGCTAAAGAATTACAACCTAAAGTAGTAGTAGCTGAAAATGTAGCAGGTTTAATGATGGGCGCAGCTAAAGAATATGTAAAAAAGATTTATGTAGCATTTCAGAAAGCAGGCTATCAATTAAAGATAGAGCCTTATTTATTAGATGCTTCTACAATGGGAGTGCCTCAAAGAAGGAAAAGAGTATTTTTTATAGCTCTTAGAAAAGATTTAGCTACCCCATTTATGGAGCAAGTAGATATGTTTCAGACAGCGCCAAAATTAGATTTAGAGTTTAAAGAAAATTTTATTAATTTCGGGGAAATACAAGAAAATTCAGATAGAGAATTAGTTTCAGATTCTTATTTAAGGCACTGGAATAAAGCTAGTAATAAGGGTAGATCTTACGAAACGAAAAACGGAACTAAATTCGGATTCTTTTATAAAGCTGTAAAGAATTTGCCTTTAGCCACAATAACAAGCGGAGGAAGTTACGCTATTGAGAATTTACCTGAGCTTTTATTAAATACTGAGTTTTGCAAATGTGGATCGTATCCCTTAGATTATAATTTTTTAGGTAATAAACCACAGTATTTAATAGGGATGTCAGTGCCTCCTATAATGACTGCTCAAATAGCAACAGAAATCTATAACCAATGGATAAGCAAACTATGAGATGCAAAGTTTGTAAAGATAAATTTGAAGCTAAATACTTCCTCCAAAAAGTATGTTTAGAACCTAGCTGCATTTTAGAATGGAGTAACAAGGTAAAAGACAAAGAATGGAAGGCGGAAAAGAAGCAGCTAAAGGATAAGCTAAAAACTTATTCAGATCACGTTAAAGAGCTTCAGGTAATCGTAAACAAATATGTAAGACTTAGAGACAAAGACAAAGGCTGTATAAGTTGTGACGCTCCGCTGACTGGAAAGTATGACGCAGGGCATTACTACTCCTGCGGTTCTTATCCAGAGCTAAGATTCAACACAGATAACATACATGGTCAATGCGTTCATTGTAACCAATGGAAACATGGGAACTTAATAGAATATACAAAGAGGTTGCCTTTAAGAATAGGAGAGGTAAAATTTCATAGCTTAGAGGTTAAAGCACATATACAACAAAAATATTCTATTCCTGAATTGATAGAACTAAAAGTAATTTTTAAAGATAAAATAAAAAAGTTGCAATAAAATTTTTTTATACGGAATATGTTTTTTACTATTGTACAAACTAAACTAAATTAATATGAATTACAAAGAATTTTTAGAACAGAAGAAACACCTATTAGGTAGTTTTGGATTTGAGCCAAATTATATACCCGACATGGCTTTTGACTTTCAAAGGGAAATAATAACTAAGGCGTGTTTAAAAGGTCGAATGGCTGTATTTGCAGATACTGGATTGGGTAAAACTTTAATACAATTATCACTAGCAAAGAACGTAGTAAACCACACCAACAAAAAGGTTTTAATATTAACTCCTTTAGCTGTAGCTTTTCAGTTTATTTTAGAAGCCGAAAAGATGGGTATTGATGACATTGAATATTCAAAGGATGGAAAGCATACAAAGAATATAGTTATTTGTAATTACGAAAGGCTACACTATTTTAATAGCGAAGATTTTGTAGGTGTAATATTAGATGAAAGTTCTATCCTTAAAAACTTTGATGGTAAAATTAAGAATCAAATTACCTCATTTGTAAAAAAGTTACCTTATAGGTTCCTTTCAACAGCAACTCCAAGTCCTAATGATTTTATTGAATTAGGCACTAGCTCAGAAGCTTTAGGATATATGGGTTATACTGATATGTTAGGGAAGTTCTTTAAGAATAACAATAACTCTATAGACCCAAAACACGCAGGAGATAAATGGTATTTAAAACCACACGCTGAAAATGATTTTTTCTCATGGGTTAATCAATGGGCTTTAATGATAAAGATGCCTAGCGACTTAGGTTTTTCAGATGAAAAATATATACTTCCTGAACTTAAAATTAATACGCATACAATTAAAAACAAATCTTTATTAGCTGTTGATGGTCAAGTACAGATGTTTAATAAGCCTGCTAAGGGGTTTAATGAAGTACGACACGAAGTAAAGCAGACAATAAAAGAAAGATGCGAGAAGGCTGTTGAATTAGCAAAGGGGAAAACTTCTGTATATTGGTGTAATAGAAATGAAGAAAGTAAACTACTAAGAGAGCTAGACCCTGAAGCTGTTGAAATTATAGGTAGTCAAACAATGGAGAAAAAAGAGGAAATATTATTAGCCTTTGCTCAAGGTAAAATAAAAAGAATTATTACTAAAGCTAAGATGACTGGTATGGGTTTAAATTGGCAGCATTGTAATCATTCTGTATTCTTTCCTACTTATTCTTATGAGCAGTATTATCAATCAATAAGAAGGTTTTGGAGGTTCGGACAAAAGAATGAGGTAGTTATAGATATGGTTGTTTCAGATGGGCAAACAAGCGTACTAGAATCACTACAAAAGAAAACCAAAAAAGCAATAGAACTACATACTAATTTAACTAATAATGTTAATAGTTCATTTGAACACATTACAAAAGAATTTAACAAAGAAATAACTAAACCTAAATTTATATAACATGACAAAAGAACAAACACACGAAGAAAATTACAGTATCTATAACAGCGACTGTATGGAAGTAATCACAACTTTAGAAGATGCGAGTATAGACCTTTCTGTTTACTCCCCTCCATTTGCAGGGCTGTATAATTATTCAAGTAGCGAAAGAGATTTTAGTAACTGCGAAAGTAAAGAACAATTTTTAGAACAATACGAGTTTTTAATAAAAGAAATGGCAAGGGTTACAAAACCAGGAAGGATAAACGCTGTTCACTGTACTGATGTATTTGATAATACTTGTAGGCTTTGGGACTTCCCACACGAGATAATTAAGCTACATGATAAATATGGTTTTGAATATCGTAACCGTATAACAATATGGAAAGAGCCTTTGAAAGTTAGAATGAGAACAATGGTACAAAGTTTAATGCATAAATTTATAGTAGAAGATTCTACAAAATGCTTTACTGCTATGCCTGACTATGTTTTGATATTCACTAAGAAAGGAGAAAACCAAGTACCCGTAACTCATGAGCATGGATTAAAGTATTATGCAGGGGAAATACCAGTACTACCAAATATTTTAAGAGCATGGAATAATGCTAATGATTCAGATTTAAACGAGGCTCAATTATGGGAGTACTTAAATAAGAACTTTAAAGACCATAAAGACCCAAAGACAAATAAGTTAAGTCATTACATTTGGCAGCGTTACGCATCTTCTGTATGGGATGATATTAGAATAGATAACGTATTACCCTTTAGAGATTCAAGAGAGGAGGATGACGAAAAGCACGTACACCCATTACAGCTAGATGTTATAGATAGGATAGTAGAAATGTACAGTAATAAGGGAGAGGTAGTTCTTACCCCTTTTATGGGCGTAGGTAGTGAGGTTTACAGTCCTGTCTCTTTAGGTCGTAAAGCTATTGGTATAGAGTTAAAAGATAGTTATTTTAAACAAGCTAAGATAAATTTATCTCTAACTAAAGAAAGGTTTAAAGATGAAATTAAACAGCTAGAAATATCTTAATGCAATCTAAGAAGCACAGTATAATAGAGAGCGTAGCTAATACCTTAATAGGGTTAGTTACCTCTTTTATTATTCAATTAATAATATATCCTTTGTTAGATATCCCAGTAAGTATAGGT